CGTTTATACCTTATATCCACGCCCTAAAGGACGTGGTTTTACGGCACGATTAGATAAAGCTTGGTTTACTTCAGTTAAAATTGGGGTTTGCGTGGCATCAACTGTCGTCAGACCTTTAATTTCAAGTGTGTTAAGTGGTTTTGCTGGATCTTCTTCACCCGCAATCACCGCCCCATAGCCCGCTGCAATTAACGCATTAGACTCAATTGCCCCTTTATACCAAGCACAAGTGACACGTTCTGAATTGATCTTACTGGTGTATGTCGTACCGCTTGCCATTGTACCGCGCCAACCAATCACACCGATTGCCGGTTTTTTCTCAAGTGGAGATGACACGGTTTCTAAGTGATTGACTAATGCTTTTGCATTTTTCTCATCAGAAAACGGGGAGATAATCACGTGATAATGCGTCCCTGCAACACTGGCTAATGCTTTTGCAATATCAGCATTGTTAGCACCACTTGCCAAAGCTTGTGCATTGAGTGTCATACTTGATGTATAACTTGCTGCACTTAATGTGATTTCATTGCCGATTTCACCTTTACATTTTGCTGTGAGTGTAATTGTGCCGTCTGAAACTTGCGCATTAACAGGACAGGTATTCGAGATATTGATCACTGCTGCTAAACGCGCTGCCACCGCATTTGCGGTTTCTGCTTTCGCTACAGAAACTTTATATTCCACGCCTGCAATTGTTGTTGAAAGATAACCGATAGCTGAAGCTGTACCAGAAAGTGTTAATGTTCCTGTTGCTGCCACCCCTGCATCATTATCTTTTAAACCGATGATAGATAAGCGTAAAAGTGAGTTATTTTGAATTGCAATCCGCGCCATTAAATGTGCCCACGAGCCTGCCCCAAATGCTAGTTCTGCATCATAATCAGAATAAATTCGAACTGGTGCTGTAAACTCTGTTTTACCCTCTATCATTGGCGCAACAATCAATACTTCTTGTTCATTTGTTGGTAATGTACTCACCGCATTTCTGCTGTTGTATTCAGTGTAAACACCGGGTTTACGAATTGATGTTGGGATGTTGTCAAATTCAATATTTGTCATGATTTATCCGCCTTTTTATTGCCTTTTACTTCGATTAAATCACCGTCTGCAATGCGACGTTGATAGTAAATTGTGTTTTCAACTTCAACTGGCTCTTGCTCAATATATGCGAGCGGTTGATTCTCAAGTGGGACTTTAACTCCCACAGCTGCTTTGATTTTCATATTTACTCCTTACTGACATCCAGTGCTAACCAGTCTTCGCGATAAAGCGGTAATAATGTGATTCGATGCACTTTTTTATACCCCTCCCGCTCGGCAAATTCTTGCGGTGTTAAGATAAGATCTGTTTTTCTAGTGAAAAAACCATCCCCTTCTTTCTTGCCTTCCGGTATCTTACAAAGCCCGCCTTTAACCCAGAGGCAACGAATAATCACGTGTCCCGAGTTGGCATCTACTGTCAAACCACCTTGTGTGACAGCAATAACTTGCGCTTGAGAATCTGCTTTTTCACTCTCGTTTTTTTGATTGCTGTGTGTGCCTGTCGTTGCTACTGCCGCAATAATGGGAAACATACTTGCTGCCGACATCACTTGAACTGGCAAGAGAGCAATCATAATAAGTGTAAAAAATCGTTTCATGTTTTATCCTTTTTGAGTTTCTACGTTAAATTCAACAAAATCCTTGGTCGTTGGGTCAACAATTTTTCCGACAACTTGCTCAAGCATAGGCTGTTGTTCAGATAACATGCCTTCATACGCGTTAAAGACATAATCAGGTGAGGTTTTATCAGAAGTCGCCTCCGGAAATAACCCGTCTTCAAGCGGCGGTATGTCGTCATAACTGACTTCATATTCCACTGCGTACACCGTGATTTTATCGCTACGAAATTGCGCGTTATTGAAAATCGTACGCACCCGTTTTGGATTAAGCGGATAAACTAGATTCCCCAGTGTTTGCGCATCCAGCAACCGCCGCACCGCTGAAATCAGTTGATGCACACCAATTTCACGGCTATCTGCACCACCTTGGCGCGCCACTTGATTACTTTTTAATGAACGGACAGCTAAAATAATCACAAAAGTATCAGTTGATTTATGACGACGACGTCGCAAGTCTTTACACTCAATACGTGAACCGCCATAAGTCACTAACACTGCTGGCAATCTTGCAGTACCGATACTTTCATCATCGAGCTCACCGCCATAGCTTTTGACCGTATTAGCAAGCTTACCCAAGCCTTTTTTTAATCGCTCAACAAGCGCGTTCTCAATTTGAGTTATCACGACTAAAAACCCGATTTGCTACGTTAGTAAAAATCACCGTATTCTCCCCCGTGCTTGCTTGCTCATCTTCTGCAATGCCAAGGGATACTTTGCCACTTGCTATGCTTTCCAATTCGCGCAGGCTTAACTTATAGCGTTCAATAATCTCTTCAGTGATTGATACATCAGACATTGACGCCAAACGATAGCGTGTTAAGTCACAACAAATACGAGTGAGGTTTTGCGGAATAGTTTTTAACGGCAACTTATAACGACCTACTAGATAGCCATCGATTTGACTTGAACTATCCGATAAAGCGATAGTTAAAACTGCTTGATTGACTTCACCAGTATTTTCTCGGTCAGTGAGTTCCATGACTTGGAACTCGCCAACACGCGAAATAAAATCGTTAATTGTTGCGTACATTACTATTCCTCTTCGGTCACTGGGGCGACTTCTAAATACGGGTCATCTAATAAACGAGATACTTGCTCACCGGTTAATTCTTCAGCTGGAATGCGCACCGCATTTTCTTTGTTAAAACGATAGCCACAGCGACCGTAGCTTTCATGCGGATGATGCGACATTAAGCGAATATCAAACGCAACCGGATGGATTGCTTCTAAGTAGCCTTTGCCTTCCAGCTTCACGTCTTCCGGTTTCATATCTTCCGGTTTCATATCTTCCGGTTTCATATCTTCCGGCTTCACATCTTCCAGCTTCACATCTTCCGGCTTGACATCTTCCAGCTTGACATCTTCCAGCTTGACATCTTCCAGTTTCACATCTTCCTGCTTCACGTCTTCCGGTTTCATATCTTCCGGCTTCACATCTTCCGGCTTCACATCTTCCGGCTTCACATCTTCCAGCTTGACATCTTCCAGTTTCACATCTTCCTGCCTCACGTCTTCCGGTTTCATATCTTCCGGTTTCATATCTTCCGGCTTCACATCTTCCGGCTTCACATCTTCCAGCTTCACATCTTCCAGCTTCACATCTTCCAGCTTCACATCTTCCAGCTTGACATCTTCCAGTTTCACATCTTCCTGCTTCACGTCTTCCGGTTTCACGTCTGCAGTTTCTTTTTTAGATTTGTTCTTTGACATATATTCCTCCACCCCCGCACAAGCGGGGCTATTAAAAGTTAAAGGATTTGAGACGACACCATCACTTTCAAGCGACCTTTTAACACGTTAGTTGTGCCATTGATCACTTCTGCTTCGCAGATTTGGCGTGCTTTAAATTCCAATGCAGGTGGAACCAAAATAACGCTCGGTCGGATATTTAATAACTTACCGCCGTCGCCTTTTAGTGTCTGCATTTTTGCCACAACTTCCATAATGTTTTCTGCAGTCAATTCAGTGTCTTTAACACAGTGTGCTAACTGCCAGAAACCAAAGCCAGCAGCACCACGAGCACGCACACCCCAAATGTACACATCTTCCATAAAAACAGTGTCGGATCTTGATGCGTCAAACTTTGTCTCAATTTCAGGTGCTGTGCGTTTTTGCCAAATAAATGGCTTAATCACATTAGTGGTATCCAACAAATAGAATGTTGGCTTGCCACCGCTAGAACCAGTGGTCAAGTTACTTTGTTGGGTATTAACGCCCGTACCGTCCACTTCTGCATAGCAAGGGTGATCGGTGTCAAAGAAATTTTGACCATCATAGCAAAGCGTGCTTTCACCTTTTTTCAACAGTGCAAACACCTCATCATCTGGCAACTCTGCTGCCGATTGTCCCGCTTGCTGCACCATTGGTCGGAATAAGCCCACTTGGTCATCTTCCACATTAGTACGTGGAACTTGAACAGTAGCTTCAAAAGTTTTATTTTTAATGCTAGTACCTTGGGCTTGCATATTTTTAATCTGGCGCTTGCTGACCCATTCTTTCATTTTTGGGAAATCGCCTAAAAAGCCGTAGGTGTTGGTGTCGGTATTAGATCCGATTTCCATTGCAACTTCAGGCCATTGCGGGGCAATTTTGCCTAGACAGGCCGCGAAGTCTTTTTTAAATTGTTCATTAATGTGATTTAACACATCTGATTTTTTAAATGCCATTAGTTGATCTCCTTATGTGCTTTTCTAAATTCTGATTCGCTCATCCCAAGGGCTTTTGCAGCAGCTTTCTCACTTTCGGAAAGAGCAACAACATTGTTATTTGGATCACCTTTTGATTGAGGTTCACCACTTAATGCAGCAACTGGTGTTGCTTTTTCTAAATAACCAGTTAACGCTTCAACAGATAAACCCTCAGCCCATTCTTTGAGAGCAGGTGCAAGCTTACCTTCTGATAATGCAGTTTGAATAAGTGCGCTTTTTTTATCTTTTTCAACACCATCTTTGAATGCGTTAAAATCGTTTTGAAGTGCAACAACTTGTTCAACTGGCACATATTTTGACGGATCAAACGCATTGACTTTCTCACTCAATGCTGCAACGGATTGCTCTTTTTCTTTAAGTGCACTATACACGTCAGATAACACCACTTTTGACTCACCTTTCGCTTGTGATAGTGCTGTTACTTTTTCTTTAATTTCGGTTTCAGTCGCAGATGCAACACCGAATAAAGAACAAAGCATTGCAAGTAATTCTTTGTCCATTTCTTGTGCTTCCTCATTTAATAATTGAACACTTGCAGCCACCATTGCTTCATCCATGCCGTCAAGTGCAGGAGTATTCGTGAGTGCTGCGTGAAAGATTTTGCGAACATAGCCCTTAGTGTCATAAGCAAACACTGCGGAGATATAACGATATTCGCCATTTTTGATATATTCCGCTGCCTTATCAGTCCAGCGGACATCAGCAAAAATCCCTTGTGGGGTGAAATAGAGATATTCCATCCAACCCGCGCTCGGTGCTTCTTTGCCGTTTTTCTGTGAATGAATAATTTGATGTTCGTAGTCGATTGGAAGGGGGTTGCGTTTTGAATTTGCGAGCGCAACCACATCTGCACCATTTGTATCTGTTACATACCAAGCCTCCACATCTGTTGGTCTGCCGTCTGTTGCTCTAAACTCACCGTACGGCAAAAGCTGAATACGACCGTATTTGGCTTTATTGATTTCAAAGCTACAAGCTGCAAGAGTGAGTTTCATTTCGTCATCCTCTTTAAAAATCCTAGGATTACAGAATAAAGGATGGCGTAATTTAAAAAGAGGTGAGCGACTTCAACATGGCTTATTTTGTGATGAAGTGATTTTTGGGAATGAAATAAAAGACAAGACCGTTTTTAAAACTTTTTAAAACGCCTTTAATTCTTTTTAAAAACTTTTAAATGATAAATTGTACAAATAAAACAAAAAATCGCGCCACGCGCGATTTAGGCGGATATTTTTAGCCATTCAATAATACTTCTAAAATAGTTCTGCGCATCTTCTAAGATGTCGTCTTTGTCTTGTTGCGTTAAAATGAGAAACGGACGGGCTTCAATCTTCACTTTACGCCCACGACCTGCCATGCCACCGAATTGATGAATAGCCGCATACGGTTCATTTGTACCAACTTCGGCAGAATCATTATTGTAACGACTGGTGATGCTTCCCATTAAATTTTCAGTATCGACTAGCGGCGTGCCTTTTCTGTATTTCAAGCCAAGCCATTTCGGACGACCACCTTCGTCAAAGTTTTGCAACACTGCCGATTCCATGGTGCCCGCAATACTACGCATTAAACTTGTTCTGTTTTGCGTTTTGTGTGCAATGTCAGATAACACCGCTTCAATTTTTTCTACATCATTAATATCGACATCAATCATAATTACCCTTGTGTTGTTGATTTAATCATCAAATAGCGTTATATTGATTCTGCCGCTAGAAAAGCGATGAATCTCGATATCGCAAGCGAAGAGTGTAAACTCGGGACTGTGTGCGGTGGGTTCGAGCCCCGCCTAGCGGCTTATTTCTTAAATGCTTTTTTCCATTGTTTCTCACTGACTCTTCTCGCAGATTGAATAAAGATTTCGTTTTTGTCATGTAAAACTTTCAAGACCACGAGTAACTTTTTCCCTTTAATGTCTTTATAGAATTGATACGCCGTTGTCTCTTTGATGATTTTATCTGGCATATAAATCAAATCAGGAATATTTGCATAATCGTCTAAATCAAAGTCCTGACCATCCCGACTATTTAACTGTTTAATCAATGAGTCATCAGAAAACCAAACCGTTACCACATCTGATTCTAATATGCGTTTAGAATGTGTTGATAAGACGCCCGCGGTAAATTTAAAGTTCATGCTTAATTTCTCTCGCACATCAAGCATCTGTTCAGTTGTGAGCTTATCATTGACACCCAATTGTTTTTTAATTTTTAGAAATTGACGTTGAAACATTAAAAAGTCTTGCTTAAATTCCGCCCCTTGCATTTCCGTTTTTGCAAACTGATGAGCAAGCTTTTCGGGACATAAATCAAGATTAGGGCGATAATTTAGCCTCCCAATATTATAATCAAACCCTTTATCGGCTACACGAATAGAACCATCTAGCAATTTAAAACCGACAGTTATTTCTTGATTACCATTTTTATCTGCAGGTCGCTTAACTTTCACAAGAAACGCACTGCTATCGTCGGCTTTATCTAGCCCTTTACGCTTTAAATCACGTTCACCAAGTGCAATCACCGCACAGCGGCAATTGAAGCCGTTAGGCGGGTAAAATGTTGACCAAAACGGATCATCATAGCGATAAATTCGACCGTTTAATGCAAGATGCGAAGGTCGTGTACGCTCATCGCCGACAGCGGAATATTGCCAATAAGGGCGATGATCAATATTATCCATCATGCGCTGATAGCGCGCGGCAGAATACGCTGCTTGTACGTTTGTACGATAAATTGTATTCAGTCGACGCGGTGTGCCAAAGTATTCGCCTGTTTTCGGATCTGCCAACAGTTTTCCGTCGATACCGCGACTGATAGATTTATCATGCCCAAATACCCAGCCTTTTTTCTCAAACTCACTTACCAAGTCTTTTTTCCATTGTGTAAAGCTCTTACCCTCTTTTTTGGCAACTTCCATTGATTCATAAATATCATTCGTCATCTCAAGACTAGATAATCTCGCGATTGTTGTAGCTCTTGCGATTGCACTATCATGCAGTGATTTTTTAAACACTTTCGTTGCAAGTAATTTTTTATTATGTAAAAACTCAATGGCTTGTGTTGGTTCAAGTCCGAATAGAAAACTAAGCGGTTTAGACATTACTTCCCCCAAGTAAATCAGCTAAAAACAGCGCATTAGCGAGATACTGTTCGTGTTCGTGACTTGAAATTTCTGGGTATGCTTCAGCGAGTTTTTCTGCCGCTTCATCGTAAGAGTCACATGCCATGAGTACCGCAACAGCTTTCTTTACCATTGGATTTAATTGTTTATTAAAATCAGGCTCATTAAATGCTTGCACAAGTCCACCATCTAGCACGCCTTGCGCAGTAGAACTGTTATTATTCGCAGATAATGCAACACCACGACAGCCATCGCACTGACAACCCGTCACGTGATTTTGTGCGGAAAGTGCCGTCTGTTTTTTTCGGATTTTCAACATCGTTTAAATCTGTTTTAAAATCATTTTGAACTGCACTTAAAATCGTTTCATTTTCCTGCGGTTCTGGAATACCGGCTTTATCTCGTACCCAGTTTTCAGGAATGCGAACGCCCACGCTCACAAGTTTAGGAATAGCATCCGCCAGGACACTTAAATCTGCATATTCTTTCGTGTCAAACTCAAAATACGGCACACGAGAAGGCGAGATATTTGGGTCAATGTTAATCTGAAGGTAAGGCAAAATGATTTGCTGTGTGATTGTCTGCGCAATTTGTTTTGCATCAGACACAAGCAAATCACGTCTAACTTCGTTATGCACTTGACCAAGTGCGTTTGTTGAACTTTTACCGTCAGCACCACTTGTTAATGTTTGCCCCAAAATTAAACGTGCAGCCGACTTCTCGCACCAGTCAATCATTTGTAAAAATGGATTATTTGCTCCCGTTGTGTTTGCAGCATTATGCAACTCAACGTTCATTCCCTCCGGCATAATCCCAGCAGCGTTATGCCCAATTTGAGCAAGCGCACGCAATAATGTGCGTTTTTCATCATTATTTGCACCCACGGGATATTTCCCGATGCGAATTGGCATACCATAAAGTTCTAAGAACTCTGCAAAGTCGTGTACAGAGTAGTGCTTGAACATATACAGCCAGCACAGCGTTCTAAATAATCCCATGCGCGCAAGTTGCACTGTTCTTGATTTATGCGTATGCACAACCCAGCCATATTGTCGCAACGGCTCTCCCTCTTGATTGTCCGGTGTTTTCAGTAGTAAATTATCGTTTTTGTCTAACTTAAACCACGACTGCGGGCGAGCAGTGAACTTAGCCGGAATCCATTTTCCGTCAGCTTGTTTCCATTCAATTTCTAACGCCGAAAAACCATGTCCTACTGCATCCATCATATCCACCATTAAATCTTCTAGCATTGGGAATTGATAGAAAAGCTCATCAATTTCGACTTGCAGTTTTTCTTCTTGCGGTGTGGCATTACGTGGCTCTGCAATGCGCCAATCAAGCGTTAAAATCGCACGCTTGCGGGTTTGAATATTTGCCCCAATACAACTGTCGCGTTCTTCAATATCCATAAAGAGCTCATGTTGCGCAGTAATATTGCCACTTTCAGCGTCCTCTAAAATCCCTTTTAACTTTGCGGGGGTAATTTTATTACTTGGGTGATCAGAAATAATTCTTCCTGTCTCCGTGACACGCGCCTCATTTGTTTGTGTATCTAAGCCAACTTGTACTTTTTTCGCTTGTTGTAATTTTTTCTTTTTCTTCGCCATTTTTATCTCCGCCAAATACTGTATAAATCGCTGTCATCAAATTCATCACGCCCTAAATCGCCATCAATTGTCATAAATTCAATCGGGGCAGAACTGCTTAGTGCGTTCTTCCAAAGCATTTCCAACGCATCTGGACCGTCGTCATGATCAGCTTTCGGGAAATGCCTAAGCTGTGCGATGAGTGTTGAGTGCGAGCTATGCAGCAAAATCAAGCCGTTTGCAATATGGGGTTGTAAGCTCTCAATACGTAACATTTTGTCAGTGTTTGGCTTGATTGCAGTCGCGGGCACAGGAAAACCACGTTGTGCAGAACGCTTGACTAATTCATCTTTTAAAAACTCTTGAAATTGCACTGTTTCCACAAACCAACGTTGACACTTGTACTGTTTATGCAGTCTGATAACGTCTTCGATGATCAAATCTGGCAAGCGTTTTTTCACTTGTGCTTCGATGACATAGAGTTTGCCTGTTTCACGATGATACCCACCGACTAAAATCGCAGAAGGGTCACGACTTGCGCCCGCTTTACCAAGACTCGGGTCAAGCGCACCGAAATAAATTAAGTTAGCCGGCAATTCCGTCCAGTATTGAATGCTGTTGGCAAAAATTGCGTCATCACCACTCACAGGGTCATTTTGATATTCGCTATCAAACGTTGAATGCCCATCGCGCGCCCGAATTTTCATCAGCACTAACAGCGGGCGTGCCGCCCAGCTGATGATTGCCCCCGCATCCATTGCGTCTTTATTTGCATAATAGAACGCATCGGCAACGGCTTCGCCCTCGTTCAAATAGAAGTCTTCCCATTTATCCCACAAGCTCATATCATCCGGCATCTTAATTAAGGCTTTAAACTTCGCCGTAAGCCACGCTTTGCTTGATAACGTGCGGTTTAGCACGCTGTCATAGTGCAGAATTGTCCCGATGTAGATAATATCTAACTTGCCGTCTGCCGAGCCAAGCGGTAACACGGTTTTTTTAAGCCAGTCATGGAGCTTATTGCGCTGCTCTGGGCTTCTCACTTGCTCGTCGTTTTCAATATCATCAAGCACAACTAAGTCCGGACGATACGCACCATGACGCAAGCCACGTAGCTTTTTACCTGAACCCGCCACTTGTACTTTCTGATTAGCACTTGTCACAATCGTGCCCGCTTGCCACACGCGCCCTTGCCCTGTGCTTTCGGGAAAATCAATGCGTAGTCGTTGGTTAAATTCCAGCTCCACTTTAATCGCCTCAAGCATCGGGTAGGCTTGGTCGATACTGTCCATAACAATCAGTACATAGCGTTTCTTTTGCGTGACTAAGCAATACAGCGAAAACAACTGTGAGACAATCGTAGATTTGGCTTCGCCACGTGGTGCGGCAACCGCCATGTGTACTGATGTGGGCTTTTGTAGCGCAAGGGGTAATTGTTCAAATAAAAAGTGATGGAGTGCAGAACGAGAAGACGAGCGCACATAATGCGGGAAGTAGTTATTGACGAAAAAATCAAAGCCTGACACCGGGTCAAGCACTTTTGTACGTCGTGAAAGCACTGCTTCTGGACTGTCGTCCCAGCCGTCAAATGCTGCTTCTAGCTTTTGCCGAAGACTATCGTGATACGCGTCTAACTCTTTTAAAAACTCTTTCGTTTTCATTTTGAACTCCCGCAAAGACAGGCTAAAAATACCCACCAACCCCACGCACCGCCATTAGCGGCACTGTTGCACGCGACTATCACGAGAATAAATTGCAGTAATGTCATTTTTTAAACTCTTTTTCTAACTGTTGTCCGAAATCGCGAATCAAATCTAAAAACTCACCGAGCAACTGCGGTTTTTTCTCTTGAATGTAAGAGCCGAATAATTTAATCGTTTTCAATGCTGTTGCAGATTCTGAAACCTCTGGTAGAATACGCTTGCTTGCTGCGGTCATCTTCGCAAAGCTATCTGCAAGTGATGATAAACGGTCGACTTTAACTTGTGCGTTTAAATTTGATTTTTGAATCTCATCCATTGTTGCGCGATATTGAATAATAAAACCCGATAACAGCCCTTTTGTAATATCAGTCAGCTCACTGCCTACCATCACTTGCACATCACGCACTTTATCCCAATCATCACCTTTTTTCTCTGCTTCTTTCTTCCAGCGTCGCGCCGTATTAAATGACACGCCCGCTTTGCTAGCAGACTGTTCCAGCGAGAGAAAATCGAATACATAATAGCCACGGACCAGCGCACGTATTTTTTCATCAAATGCCATGAGTTAACCCCCAAATTGCAAGCGAATGAGTTCAATGCCGACTGCAACAATGCCACCGCCGATACCGCCTGCGATGAGCGCTTGATTGCGGTTTTTCTTTGCCATTTCGCTTAAATCTGCTTGCAGTGCTTGCACTTGTTTTTGTAAATCCGCAATTTCTTTGTTTTGTTTGTCTACTTTATCTGCAATTCCGTCTAATTTATCTAAGATTGCATCAAGCTTTTCACCTGTTGATTTATTTTTTTGTCGCATTATTTATCAACCTTTTTGTCTAATTTCCCTTCGATACTATCTAATTTGTCAAAGATTCGGTCTAGCTGACTGCTAAACCCACTGTTGACGTGATTAGCCATTTCCTTTGTTTGATAGCTCTCTTTGATTTTGTTAATTTCCGCTTTGAGCTCTTTAAAATCAGCATCAAGTCGTTTAAACCAAACGCCACCAAAAAACACAGCAATTGAAACAACAAAGTTAAAAATCATTGCGCCGCTAATTTGCAGTTCCATCTTTCACCTCGCAGATTGCGCGATATGTGTCGTTATGCGCTTTAACCTGTCGCAATGTTTCTGTTGTATCATTGCGACTAGCTTTAATTAATGTAAAGCCGTCGCAGCTGGTGTTAATCACGTAAGTCGTGCGATTTGTGCAAGCTATCAATAAGCTTGTCACGATTAGCATTGCTAGCTTCTTGTTCATTTCGCTTACGCTCCCGTTGATTATTGCGCTGTGTTGTCACAATCGCTTTGTCTTGCTCAAGCTGTGCGTTTTCTTTCAATAACGCGTCAATCGTGCTATTCGCACGTTTTAATTTAAAAATGACATAGCCGCATAGCCCTAAAAAAAACGCTATTGCGACTAAAATTAGCTGTAAAGTCATTCCGCACCTCCGCGATTTTTTCGACGCTCGACGGCAACCGCGAAGCCTTTTGTTGCCGCACCACCACCGCAGAAAATAGCAAACGTCATAAAAAGCTCTGGCACGTAAGCGCGGTCAAGCCAAACGCAGAAAATAAGAATTGCAGCCATTAGAAGTGCGCCGAAAAACTGAATAAAGCCCGTGGTTGACAAGCGTCCGTCACTATTTGTGATAAGTTCAGAGAGTTTAGCCATTTACCACCCCGATTTTTAAATAGAGTTGTTGTGCGAGTGTAGGCTTGCCTTTTACACGATAGGACCACGCTTTTTTGCTGTAGCATTTGGGGCGACATGTATTTATTGGTTTACGAAAATATGTATGTAACCAGCCAAATAAACGATGTAATTTATTCATGTTCAAGCTCCATAATGACGTGTTCAACTAAAGGCTGACAATCGTTATCAACCCATTCTGCGACATCAAACCCCGGGCAGATTTTACGTGCAAACTCACGGTGCCCGTGCAGTGTGGCATTGGGGTATTTACGTGATAAATCTCGCACCAAATTTGCTAATGCTTGCCACTGCGCGACAGTGAAGCGGTCAGTACCGACTAGACAAATGCCAATTGAATTGCGATTTTGACCGCGACAATGCGCGCCGATTTCACCTATTTTGCGACCAGATTCAACCATCCCGTTTGTATCAATGACAAAGTGATAGCCAATGGCGTGTAAATGACGATTAAACGCAATTTTGTTATTGATTTCGCGCCGAAAATGCGCGTCAAAATGCCAGTCATCAATGATTTGTGCCGCAGTTTTACCGCGCTTTGCAAGTCGCACGCCGTTTTGCGTCGCGGCGCAATGGATGATGATTTTTTCAATAGCCATAAAAAAACTCCCAATAAATTAAGTGATTTATTGAGAGTATTTTGATTTAAAATAGATTTTAAAAAGCGGTGAACGACTTCAACACCGCTCTTAAAAGAGAGTAGTCTGTTGTGCTTTCGGTTCACGCTGAAGACTGTACACAATATCCCACGCTTGTCTGTCTGATATCTTATATTTATGACAAATCTCAAGCATTGACATTCGCCCAGATTTTCCTTCTCGCTGCGTTAAATAGTCAAAATCAGCTTTTAAACGCTGATTGCGTAATACGCGCAAAGCAACATCGCAACGTGGAATATAGATCTCTTCGCTTTGAAAATGTGTACGTAATTTGATTGCACTTTCTTTCCCGATTAACTCTTTTAATTTCGGAAAATAATGTATACCGTCTGAAAATCGAAATCTTGAACCACCGAATCGTTTAATAATTTTTTCAACATCAGAAAAACCTGCGATATTCACCATTTCATGTACAACGTTGGGTAAATATTCTGCAACATTTTCAATATCTGTACTCATAACGCCCCCTTTCTTGCGATTTTTTCGGCAATCTATCACGAGATTTTTAAAAAGTGAGTGTTTTTTGAAAAAAATAAAAAAACCTCGCATTTGGCGAGGCTTTTAATAAATCTATTAGTTATTAGTTAGATAATGACTTAGTTATTGTTAATGCAATTTCCCACGCTTGTCGGTTCTCTGTTGCGTGAATATTTTTACAAGTAATCAATTCATTTGCATAATCTGTATCATCCGCTTTATCAGAATTAACAAAAAGAATAACTCGACGAAGTGCGCAAGCTGATACTAGATTTTTATCGTGTCCGAATGAGCCTTGCTCCATTGCAAACGCAACATTTCTAAGTGTTTGATAGTCCCCTTTGAGTGCCTTTTCAAGTTCTTTTTGTGCTTTATCTGTCATAGAAAACGAAGCTAATGAGAACAAGCTGAGAGTGATTAAGATAAATAATTTTTTCATAAAAAAAGCCCCGATGTTGAGTTGTTGGGGCTTAATTTATTGCTTTTTAGCACTGATGTCTAGTAATTCTATTGTGTTTTTTGTTCTTCATCACGTTGTTGTCTTCTATTATAAACTTCTAGCATTTGAATAACTTTCTTTAATCGCCAGACGTCTAGCCAGTGAACAAAGTCAACTTTAAAAGATCGCTTTGCCATGCTGTCTGCGTATGATTGTGGTAGCTGATGTTCAGTTAAAAGTGCGGTAATTTTTCTTAAATACATCTCTTTATGCTCAGCGGGCTTCGGTCTGCGTTGATGTTTAAACTTGGTCGCCGTTGGCTCAAATCCCTTGTCTTTCATCGCTCGGAGGACATTTAAAAGCTCTGCAATATTCATCTCTTTACAGCTTGTTTTGCCGACAGTGCTTTGTAAAAACGCTCTGTACACGTCATCATCCATTTTTAATGTGTTTTTACCGATGTGAATTTTGGCAATAATACTTTTTCTATTTTCGTACACGTGCCGCTCCTAATATTTTTCTAAAATGTTGACAAAAAGCGAGGTTTCTTTCTCGTTCTTCTGCCGTTAAAACTGTGATTTTTGGTTCAGGTAAGGCTAAAACCTTGCGTTTTGGCAGACGTTCTAACAGCATTTTGGGGTTTGGAAACCGGTCGCATTCTGCATAAAGCGTTAAAAACGCTTCCTCTATTCGCCATTTGTCCTCTTGCTCATTCCAGCCATTGAAAATTTTCTGATGAAGTATTGCTCTGACCCAAATCTCGGCTGTTTTTGTAATCATGTCTTCTGGCGGTTGTCCCGGTAGCCTTAGCACAACTAGTCCCGCCAGCCCCTTTGCTATTGTTGCTCGTAACCATGTTTCATCCATTCGCAAACTCCGCTAAATTTTGCAAGGCTTTGCTTGTTTTATTCGCTGTCACTTGATTATTATTTTGATGAACGGGACTATTTTTAACCAAATTTCTCGGCTGCCACTTTGTCATCACTTCATAAAGATAGCCGTGGCTATTAAGTGGTAGTTTTAAGTTGTGGCGACTGTTTAAAACCACAGCAAGACTGTCAATCCAACACTCAATCGGGGCGTCATAAACGTCGCCGTTGCGTTGAATGCGTTGATTTTTAACATCATCTAACAATTGATTGATTAGCTTTGCCACACGCTCCATTGTTAGTGCCGTTTTTTCTGGTCTAAAAAGCCCTAAATACTGCACAGCAAGTCTGCCGAAATCACCGTTTAGCGAGAGTGCAGACATTACTGCAAGGCTTGCTTGTTCATGCTGTAATAACACATCAAGCGATAATACCGCACCGCAAGCGGGGCATTTACACTTCATTTTTAAACTCCTTTTAACATCGTTTAAAACACATTATTCAGCCCACTTTTGTGGGAAATGGGCTGTAAATGGGTTTTATTGAATTGGTTTAGTTGGAAGTGGTTGCCAATGTGTAATTTTTTCTAGACCATATGTGTACGGATAAAATAAAAATTTCTCTCCGTCATAAAATAAAGAAATTGTCTCAGCGGCAATCGTATAAACCAAAACATGAGTATATGCCTCTGGAAGTTTCTCTTTCACGCTAATCCAGTTATTGTCTTGTGGTAATTCAACAAGCTCTGGCTTTTCAAGCACTAAATCAGAGCCGTAGTCTTCTTTTTCTTCTTCGCTTAACTGTTTTTCTTTACATACAGCTTTTCCAAGTACAATGCCGTAAACAGCGTTTGGCAAATCATTCGACGCAAAATCTTCATGATCACACATGTCATCTGCAAAATCATGAGCCTCGATTGCACCATCTAAACAACTTTGTTTAGCTTGTTCTAATGTTTCGTGTAAGTTAACAATATGAATGTCATTAGATACATCTACTGAGAAATATTTTGCATTACTCATTTTTTTATCTCCTGTTTATATTTAATTTCTGAAAAATGGGTTTTATTTATCTGCTAATGCCATTGCATTATCAATCGCTTCTCGCACAGTATCAGCCGCAGGAAAAGTGATTAAACCTTTTGGTGTCCACATTTCACATTCATTAAGTCCATATCCATTAACAACAATATCTATTGCATTTTTTTCAATGAAATCTAGCCGTTTCTTGTCATGTCTTAATGTAGTTAACTCAAACTCGCCAATTTCTACCGTTTTTTCGCCTCTTTCTGCTTTTACATTTCTAGCAAATGCAAGTGCTGCTCTTGTGTGTTTATCCATTTTTTACTCCTGCTTTGATTAGTCTTATTGATGCGCTATTTTTAGTGTTTCTTGTCCGTTTACACCGCGATTCAGTTTCACTTGTTTACCGTCTAGATACCCCCTTAAACCAGACTCATCTCCATTTCGTTCTCTGGTATCACCAACTTTACGAGTTTTAGCTTCCCTTAAATTCATTTTTTTATGTAATTGATTTTTAAATCGCTCCATTTTCTCTTTTTCTTCCTGTGTTAAAACAAAGTCTTGAACTGTTTTATAAACACCGTGAACCCAGCCAAGGCAATAATTATCTGCTCTTGCAATCAATGTACTACGCTTTAAACGCTTACTTTGCGTTGCTATAAATGCTTTTCTAGCTTGTTGTAATTGACGATACAACACATCAAAGCAGTAAGAAGCAATAACGGGCCTTTCTTCTTGACCAAAAAAAACAGCATGTACTTTTTGGTCAGAAATGTTATTAGTTCGGTCTTTAAAGTATGCTTCAACACCAAATACTCTTTCGATTAAAGAGGCGAGGGCGTGAACATATTGCCCAGTTTTGCGAGAAAATTTCTGTTTGCTATCGCTTTCTGAAATTTCCACATCAATGCTATTCACATTATGTTCAGCCATTAGTTTTTGTGCCATCTCTAACGCTTTAGCTGCTTCATGCGGATTGTTAGATTTAGATAACGCTAACAATTTCTTGATTTTTTTTAGTAGTTTTTCGTTCGATTGACTCATCTCCACTCCATATCTTTTCTCATAATCTTCATCATTTCCTTAACGCTTTGCTTTTCTTTTAAACGTAACGCTTGCCCTTCTAAGTCTCTCAACATCAAAACCTGCTGGATTGTGTATCTACCGCTTATTGCAAGATTAATTCTGTAATCTCTTATCCACTTCAAAATCACCTTACCGGGGACATATTGTTTTTTTAATGCCAAAGCAATGTAAGATAGAGTTATTTTTTCCATATCTCACCTTATTTTCTATAATAATCAAAGGCTTGAAAAAACAACTCTTTACTATTTACACAAAAATCAATCGGTGATATCGGCACAAGCGGTAATTCATACAAATATTGCCAATGGCACTCTTGCTCAATCGGCGTATTGATAAACGCTTCTTTTTCTGCTTTTAAAGCGAGCAAATCTGCACATTTCACGAAAGTTTTAATCGTTTCACTCATGCTAATATTGAATTTTTCTTGTATGACTTTCTCAAAAGATTTTTCAATTTCCTTGTAATCAGGAAGCAGACTTTTTAACGGACTCGGGATGTCACCAAGAAAAGCTTCTTGCGCATCGTGCATGAGCGCAGCAAACGCAGTTTCGTCATCCGCTTTTAAAAATGTTTTAGCAATCATTCCAACATAAACACTGTGATCTAACACCGAGTAATGTCTGTCTAATTTACCCCCAAAGCGCGGTATCATTGAGAGATGGTGAACGATATCGTCGATATGAATATCGCTTTTTTCCGGTTCTTGGAAATTGATCACTCTGTTTGAGTGCGTAAGATAAATAGCCATTGTTTACCTCAAATTTGATTTATTGGTGTTATTTGCCAGTTGATTTTTTTAATTTCTGCAATTGCACGTTGCAAAATCACTTTTGCGTCCGCGCGACGTTCTTCAATCACGTTATCTCTCGCGATTTCGAGTATTTCTTGTATTTCAACAATCTGTTGTGCGATATCGTGTTTTGTCATAGTTCCTCGACCTCCATCACATCGTCAATTTCGGTTATTTGATGTGGCACTTGATTAATATCGAATTGATTCAAGTCACACACTCGCTCAGTTACATCATCAATATTGTCTGCTTCGACTGTTGCTTCAACTAAGCAATATAAGCGCACTACATATTTAGCCATTTTCGGCCTCCTTCCAACGCAATGCCCACTTTGTTAAAAAAGCGTGACGACGCGCACACCACTCTTTATTAACAGCCTTTTTTGCTAGCTCTGCTGCATTTCTCCACAGTTCAGCTGCGTAGCTATAGTCGCCTGCTCGCTCAACTTCACTCGCGAGTTGCGAGATCTCTTTAAAACTTAATTTATTTGCTTTTTTTGCCATTTTTTTGCTCCTTATTGTTGTTAAAACTGTTAAAACACTTTATAAAAGCCCCTTTAATACAAGTTAAAAGAGCTTTGAAAAGCGTTTTATTTGCGATAAATAAGCCACGCAATCCAGCTGTAGAGAATCAATAAAGCGATAGTCGGGATATAGTGATTACACATAATTAAACCCTCGCCATATCTAAGCTGATTTGCTGATAGTTGCCGTTTTCATCGCGTTTATAAAATCGCACGTAGTCTTTACTATCAACGATTTGAATACTGTCGCTAATTGCTTGCATTGCTTTAGTCCAGCGTTCGTCTTGAATTTCTACACGACGAAGTGAAAGAATGCGCGCGGTGTTCAAATTACCTTCCTTATCCACTTGGAAAGCATCATTAATGACTGAGCGAAGCTCTGGACGCGCATCTGCTGACCATTCGTGCAAACATTCATCAATCAGCTGTTTAGCGGCTTGAATACGCTCATCGAACGTTAAGCGGTCTTGCACTGCAATCATCAGCTTGTATTCACCGTCATAGCTCACCAGCGTGACATTGCCTTTCCGACCGCCAAGCTGGACATCGTATTTTTCAGCTGAAAGCTGAATAAATGCGCCAATATCATCAAAGACTTGTGTTTTGAAAGCGCGGACTTCTTTTTGCTTTTCAATCGCTTGCTCAACAAAATTACGCACTAAACAGTCACGCTCTTTATCAATCTCTTTCACCATCTCATCTGGCACTAAGTTTCCTTTGATGTTTTTCCAGTAAACTTGCCCGTTCATTTCGACTGTACTCATATTTAAACCTCTTCTTTACCTAGTTTGATCACAACTAACTGTTGCCCTTTATCTCGTTTATGCACATACGGTGAACAAAGCGCATAAATTTTCTTTTTTGATATTGCTAACTTTTTTTCTAATTCTTCCGCGGTGCCGTCACCCAAATTCTTCTCTCCCCGGTAGACGGCGTAGATCTGACGGCGTTTCATTCAACCTCCTACCAATACAGGCTTACGCCTTGTTCATTGGCGACGTATTTCGTCATACGTTGCCCGTTGTTATTAACTCGGACTTCTACCGACTTTTTAATGATCCGTTCACTCGGATTTAAGATAATCATCGTCGGGAAACGCCCATTTTTAATACGTAATACTTGAACCCCTTCGCGTCGTAACGCATACGCCACACGTTGCAATAATTCGCCCATATTTACTGTCCTTTAGTTATTCAGCTAATTTAAATTCCGGTGAGTGTATTAATCGACTTGGCTCATAACGCAGTAAACTTCGTAACTTACTGTATGCATTCTTCCATGACGCTTTATCATGCCAATTTCCAACTACTCTCAATCCGTCAATATAATCTTGTTCATTGGTATTATTAGATTGTGTTAAACTCACACAAAAGCTGTAACTTACTCTCCCTACTTGAACCATTTTTATATTTTGTTTTAATTCAATTACTTCTTTTACATACCCACGGGCTCTATTAGTCCATTTGCGGTAGTAAGCTTTTTCTCTTTTTATAAAAAACCATCTTTCCATCTTTTTATCTCCTTTAATTAATTAACATCTCTGCATAACGACTGATTAACGCCTCGTCCAGCGTGCGTTTATTAAGTTCTGCTAAACGCACCGCACCGCGCATTAACTTATTTAAACGTCTTGCGTTACCTTTGCTTACTTTGAATAGAAGCTCGTTAAATTCGTCTGTGCCCAATCCTTTTTCTGCAAGTAACGCAACATCTTCTGCAACAAGTGCATTACCCAGGTCACAACAGACACCAACACGACTATATAGCTGTGCAAGTTCGCCATATTTTCCTTTTAAATTCACAATCAAGCGTGGCATACCCGCAAGCACAACACCGCATTTTGTTAAATCATGAATGCGACGGATATACTCAAGACTTTTAGTGCTTAAAAGCTCGGCTTCATCGACGATAATCAAGCGACCTTCACCGAGTTTGTTTGTGATACGCGTGAATAAATCGTGATTTAAGCCGACATCATTAATGCCTAATTGCTGGCAAAGTGTTTTCAGTAAGACTTTCGGTGAACAACTCGGCTCAACTTCGATAAAAATTGTTTCTGGGTTCATCTCAACATACTGTTTTAATGCTTTTGTTTTGCCCAAACCTGCGGCACCTACAACCACGCTGATTTCACCTTCAATATGTGCAATCGCGATGGCGTCTAAACAGCGTTCTGCCGCATGGGTTGATACAAATTCACTGTTAAAGCGACGCTCAACCACTTTGTCGTTGTGACGACCGATTAAGCGCGAAACGGCTTGGTCCACTTCTTCAACTTTACCGTTGTATGCGCCGCGCAAATACAGGCTGACTGTACCGACAGATTTACCGATGGCATTTGCTACCTGTTGTTGCGTCATGCCGTTTTTTGTCATATAGTCTGCTAGTTGCTGTCTCATTTTCTTACCTCTTTTAATGGTTAAATTTATATTGATACCCAAATTTACTTACATTCTTATGTCTCAACTTTGTTAAGTTGAACTGCTCGTTACACCTTGTTATTTTGTTCACTTTCATATTTTTTATTCCTTACGCACGTTTCATTCGTTTTAAATCACTTGGAAATACTGCAATTTCTTCCACTTCTTCTTTCTTTTTAAGCCCGTTCATACGCAAACCGTGTAACAGCTCTGCACCTTTATTTTGTTCAATCGTAATAACGGGGTTAAGCTCTGCGTTAATCTCATCAACTTTCTCTTGCTTGCGTTTTAATCTGCCTTGCGCTCTGTCTTTACGTGCTTTTTCAACTAAGCTCATTGGGAATGCATCACGCTTATTGCCATCTAACATTGCTTCACAAACGTATGTGCCATCTTTGAGTCTGATAATCACTGAACTTGGATCGTGAATATCAATCGATACTTGGACTTGTTGACCATCAACATCTAATAGCTTCTGGCTGAAGTAGACATTGTTAAACAAGTTAATCCAGCCTCTTTGCGCAACGCGTAAAACACTTGGTCTAAACAAGTCTCTTGCTTCAACAGCAGTGATATGAATAATCTCTGCTTTTGCGAGCAGTTCGCGCCGCTTTCTAGCTGGTGTTGTGCCAATCTCTCTATGAATGTGATGATTGTTATAGCGGTCAATCTCGACTTGCACTGCGTCGATAAACTGCTGCCATGTTGGTAACTTGCCTTTTGCCCATTTTTGTTTTTCGGTTAATTCCGTCGCGCCTTTTCTGATAGCTTTGTCTAAATAAATGACTGCAGTAGAGGTTTTACGGACTGTATCGCGGTCTGCGCCCGTTCCGTGGTATGTGTCAAACTGACGAGCGATGCGTAGTGCGATTGTTTTATTCACACGTTCAATAATGCCTCGTCCTTGCGGGTTGCCTGGAATACCTGTTTGATGATTTATCCCCAAGCGTGGCAACATCCCCGTAATGTCACCATCAAGCATCCAGTTTTTCTCACCGCCCCCGTTATCAGAGTAGTAGATAGCGGGAATGCCGTGGTTTTCCACGCCGTGACGAATTGCATCAGCGACTGCTAAAGCGTTTTCTGAAAGACTGACAGACCAACCGACGATGAAATGACTTGGCGCATCCATGACCATTGTGAGTTCTTGCGTGAATGGGCGTCCGTTATCTGGATGTTGCACTTTCATTTTCATAGAATGACC